ACATAAAATTTGATCTTTTACATTAGCTAAAGGTATATTAGATATTACTGATTGTACAATAGCCATACCAAATGGTAGTAATAATTTTATTACAAAAGGTATTAATATTCTTTTAATATCTTCTTTTTCTAAATTTATATTTAAAGCTAATTTAGCGTCATATGGTAATAACTGTTTTTCATTTTCTTCATTTTTTTTCCTTTCTAATTTCCTAATTTCAATAGCTATAGGTTCTACATATGATTGAAGGGCGGCTTGAACTAATTCTTCAGGTTTAGGAGAAGAAAAAAGAGTTTTATTTATATTATAAAGAGTAGCTCCTTTATATTTAGGATCTATAGCTTTATTATAATAGTCTGAAGCTTTAGATTGGGCTATATTTTGTTTATTACTTGAAAACTGTTCATTTCCTACAGAGTAAACATATGGAGGTTCAGTATCAGGAGTTGAAATTTTTTTAGGTTCAGTTACATTATCTGGGTATTCAATTGATTTAAAATTAGCTAAGGGGATGTTATTTGGTTTATAGTCTTGTTTTAAAAATAAAATTTTAACAGCTTTAATATCTATTTCAGTTTTAGCAAATACAAAAGACCATTCTCCATTACCATCTGAAGTGACACTTTCAACTATAGGTTTAACAATAGCTGGGGGGTTGGAATCATTTTGATCTATAGCATTTGTCACAGCTGCTGTGATATCTATTCGTGGAGTTTGATTAAGAGTTACTTTAACATTAGAGATAGGATCTCCAGCTTCAGTTGTAACTTTTCCACCAATATATATTTTGGCATCAATTTGAGGAGAAACATTATCTAATATACTAGAACCACTAGTACCTGAGCCACTATCATTAACTCCAATAGTTACAAGAGAAGCTACATCTGAAGCGTTTATTGGTAGATTAAAAGGCATTAGATAGTTTTTACATTTTTAGATAATAGAATATTTAAAGATTCTTTTAATATTTCTGTTTGGCCTGAGAGTGTAACGCCTTCAAGATTTAGGCTAGAAATAGCAATACCAGACGCATTAGCTGTTCTCATAGCCCCTCCTATACCTTCTAAAGCTTCTATTATACTGTTTAAAGTTTGTATGAGGTTTTCACCTAATACTAAAGATTGAAGTTCAGATCCAACATATCCTTCAGTTCCTTCATTTAAACCTAAATATATTTTAGGTGATACTAAAGTTATTTTACCTACAGCACTAGTATTTATAGCTACTTGATCAGTTGTATCTATATTAATAGAATTATTAGATACTAAATGAACTGATTTATCAGCACTTAATATAATATGATCATTTTTAGCATTAAATACTAATCTACCGGAGTTTAAAAGAATTTGTTTACCACTATATAATTCAGGTATAGTTGGAGTTTCAATTAATCCATTATATGATGATATATTTTCTGTTGATAATTCTAATGGAATTTGTTGGGTTGAAGTTAAGTAAATAGATGATTCATCTATATTTATATTTTCAACAGTTGGAATCCAAGGTTGGGTAGCATCAGTTTCAGTAGACTGTCCATTTTTAATGATAATGATAGGTGAACCATTTTTACCTTCAAAAGACCAAGGGTTAGCCAATTTGGCATTGTTAACAGTTGATCCAAATCTTATAGAATTACCAAAACGTCCCTCATAAATTATATCTCCTTCATATGGTAAAAGAGGACGATTGTTTAAAACATTATTTTCATTGAATGTTCAGGAGTAATATCAGAAGAAGGTACAGCATTATGTACTTGACTATTCCAAACATTTATAGGAGGTAAATAATAAGCAGATACTGCTGAAGTGTTTTCAGTCACGTTAGGATCAGCTAAATATATTATAGGTACTAATTCATTAATTAATGGGTATTGTTTAAGATTAGGGAAAACTGGATAAGCAGGTATAAGGGGAATTTCTTCTTTTCTGCTAGGTTGGGAGGTAGGTTCAATAAAAATTGTTCCTACACCATTCCACTGTCCAAATTTATCAAAGAGAGAATGAGAACTATCTAATATAATATCTCTAACTCTACTAGAAATAATAATATTAGTTGATGTAGAAGATTTTACATCAAGTTTAGGGACATTATAGTTAATGGTATTACCAAAACCATATTTTACATTAATACTCATTATTCACCTCCATCTTTAAACTTGTCTATTTCAGCAAGCAATTGAGCTTTTTCTTCTTCAGAAATACCAAAACCACCTTCAGCAGTTCCGTTATTACTCATAATACGTTGAATAATAGTAGCCATCTTAATTAATTGTTCATCATTTTTAACACTTATATTAAAGTAGCGTCCCCTATCTCATTTACTAATGGTTTAAGTTCTGATATAAGAGCAGAGATTTGTTTTTCTTTTTTCTTTTGATTATTATATATCTCTTCTAAAATATCGGAAAATTTCTTACCACCAAATACAATATTATCTAAACCATTCATGATATTTATTTATCCATAAATATGATTATGGGAAATTTGTATAACCATTTTCCAAATAAAAATAATAATGTTCTTTAAACATATCATATAATTTATTTGCTATTTTAGTGATTTTAGGGGTTTTAACATCAATTATCTCTCGGATGTATATATACAGTGCTTTTTTATTAAAGATTTCTATACTCTCTCTTTTACGGAATAATTCTAGAATAGCATCTGCTATTTTAGCATCTCCTTCTTTAGGGAAAAGCTCATATATATTTTGAGAACAATAAGTTGTAAATTCATCTAAAAATAGAGAAAGTTTATCTACAGGATCATCTGATAATGAGTAACTATATTTTCCATCAGACTCAAGTTCTTCAATTGGGGCTTTATCTACTCGTTTCTTATAGTTTTTAGTATTAGAAATGATAAGATAACGTTTAGCTATAGTCCCAAAATATGAGTACGCTTTAGCTCCTTTGCTTGGGTCAAATAAATGAATTTTAGAAAGCAAAAATGAAATCACTTCATGTTGTAAATCCTCAATATTGCTTACCTCAGTGTAATAAAACTTAAAAGTATGAATAATATTTTCTGTTAGTTTAAAAAAAGCATAATGAATTCGATCACGATATATTTTACTTCTTAAATCAAAATCTAAAGTGTTATTGTACTCAATAATTGCATTTTCTGTTTCTTGAGTGAAATACATTCCACTGGTTTTTGGCTTTGACTTCACTACTATCTCACTACTCATAAATTTTTAATATTAAATTGATTTAATACACTTTGGATTTGTTTAATAGACTCAAAGAAGAAACCAACCTCATCATCTGATTTAAATGATTCTTTAGCATCTACTTCTTTAAGTTTTTTATCTGACATTTCGATTATATCAGATACTTTATTTAAGTAAGACATGTATCCTAAAAGGATATCTTCTTGCTTTTCATTTTTTCTAAGTAAGTTAAAGGTTGTGTATCCTAATATCACAACCAATATACTTAATATAACAATTGCTATTATCATATATTATCTAGTAAACTTTTTAATCCTTCACTCTTGATGTTACTTAAAGCTTTAGTTTTAACAGGTGCTTTCTTGTTCTTCTCAATTGTGAAATTTGATGAGTTATTTTGGGTTACTTCGCCTTTAAGTTTAGGCATCCACACTTGTTCGAACTCAATACGTGCTGCCATTAAATCCGCTTGATGCACAATAAATACTAACGCAGTACGTGGTTTTGTTTCTGGTGACCAAGACATTAAATATGGCTTGTTAGCATCATCATATAAACCATCATGCAATTTAATTGCTAACATTTCGTTTCTGGAGAATGTAACACCGTGAGACATGAGTAAATGTAATCCACGATCTGGTACTGACATATATTCAAGTCGATCATTGAATTTATAATCTTCACCTAATTTCTCTTTACGCCATTGGTCTGTCTGAGGGATGTATGATTCATTTTGTTCATCTCCCATTTTGCCTAAGTCATGGTTTAAAGCAGCAAACACTAATTCTTCAACTGTATATGTTGAAGTATCAACCCCCATATCTACCCAAACTTTATTTAGTTTAAGAGCACACTGTACTACTCGTAATACGTGATCTACATAACCACCTGGGAATG